TTGCAAACCTGCCCCCCCGCCGTATTGATCCGGAGTCTTGCTCTTTGCGCGCCCACGGGCGGCATGAGCGGCATTTTTGCGCCGTCCGGTACTCCCTCTTCCGAGAGCGCGCATCCCAGCGTAACGATCGCCTTGAGAATCGCGGCTTCGAGCGGCAGCTCCGGGACGGTGACGGACGCGTAAAGACGGACCAGTTCCCCGAGCATTGTTCCTTCGAGGATCGCATTGATTTTATCGTTTTCGACCTCGTCCCAGATCTGATTTTCTTCCGGATCTTCCTCTTCTTCCTCGTCGTCCTCCGTTTCCGGCGCAGTAACTGCCGGCGGAATCTTTTTCATGGGAACGCGAATCTCTTTTTTTGCCCGTCCGGCTTCCGGTTCCAGCAGTTCGCGGAGCGCGTGCCAGTCATATTGCGAACATGAATTATGCAGACAGGTAAATCCGACGGCTCCGCTGCTCTGCTCCGTAATGACGGCGGACTTTTTATGATCCGGATGAAACGGGCAGACGTCGAATTCCCATTTTCTCCCGCCGTTCCAGTCTTTCGGCCCTTGAATATCCTTGCAGTATTTCCGGATCCAGTCATCGATCCGGAACGGCTCTCGTTCCTCTTCCCGGTAATCCTCCAGATTCACGCCGTCGAGAACTCCGCGCAAATCCGCTCCGACGGCGGCACACTCCGGCAAGGATTTTTTTATTTCTTTTCCTTCCATCCCCGCCGCGAAAAATAATTGTTCCTCCGTGATACTTTCGATTGTTCCTGGCATTTCGACAATCCGCGCCATCCGGTGAGGCCTTGATTCAATCGGTTCTCCTTTACAGTTGAAGGTCCCCGGCATCCGCCATATTCTGGCCGGATTGTGAACGGTCAGGTCGATTTTGACGGTATCGGAACTGGAATACCGGTCCAGCCCCTTCAGAATCTTTTCGACTGCTCCCCTGTCGTCTTTTGTCTCCGGAATCCGGTACATGAGCTGTGCTCCGTTGCCGGAATCGACGACAATCGGATCGGGCCATCCCGCGGCCTTGAAATTGCCTTTGATTTCCTGCGCTTTTTCGGCGGCCGCCTGATGTTCCGGATCGGAACTTGAGATACCGGACGGCCGGACGGCGTCGCAGTCGATGAGGATCCATCGTCTGTATTCGATGTCTGCGTCCACGGTCGTGGACTGCTGTTTTGTTTCGATGTCTCTCAGCTTGTTATACGCGCGCGCGATCAGCGCCGGATTAACCGGATTCGGCGTATAATAAACTCCGGCGCACATCCGTATCTGTTCGATTTCATCGGCTGCGTTTTCGATGTGATCGTAGTCAAAATATCCGCTCACGGTATGCGGCCTCATATAATTTTTCGTAAGCGCGTCCAGAATTCTTACTTCGAACACATCTCCCGGCGTAAAAATTTGAGTCAGCGCCGCAATCATTTCCTTTTTATCGACTTTCATTCCTTTTCCCCGGCTTTCTTTTTATGATTAAAACGGGATGTCATCCTCTGTCACTTCGAATCCTTCTTCCGGATTGCTTTCCTCCTGAATCGCCTTGCGTTCCTCCTCCTCGTAATCGTCAAACGTGTACCGTATGATTTCCGGGAACTTCTGCCCTGCGATCGTCCTGATTGTAATTGCCGACGGTGTTTTCAGTGCTCCGGACTGCGCGAGCGCGACACATTCTGCTGCGCTCCCAGGCGGATCAAGCTCCGTCCGTTCCGCCCACCATTTTTCAAATTTTTTCCTGGCGTATCCGGAGTGTTCCGGACAAACCCATTCCGCCTGAAAATCATTGAATCCGAGCATGTAGTCAATCCGCATTGTTTTCGGCGCGTTTTCATCTGCCCCGCGTTTGGAATGCGTGCAGTAGAAAACGTCTTTGACTGCATATTCATTTTCGGATGATTCTCCGGATAAGATTCCGTCCGAACATGCTTTCGAGTCATGTTTCAGATCGCGCTCCTGAACGGGAAAAACGTATCCGCAGTCCGGACACGCGGTCCTCCCGGCATGAAAAACGCTCTGGCATTGCGGGCATTCCCGGACTGGCGCTCCTCCGTTTCCTTTCCGTCCCGCCGGTTCATCGACGCGGATCATGTCAACCGGCCCGTGACGCATGATATTCCCGCCGTAATCGAGGATCAGACAATCCGTTTTTCCGGTATCCGGCGAGAGCCGGAATCCTCGCCCGACCATCTGATAATAGAGTCCCGCGGAATTGGTCGGCCTCAGCAGGGCGACGCAGTCGATTGCCGGCGCATCGAAACCCGTGGTCAACACTCCGACATTGACCAGATATTTCAGTTCTTTTTTTGTTTCCCCGAACAGGTTTTCCGGGCAGATCCCGCGGAAACGGTCAAGGATCTCCGCCCGTTCCGTTTTCGGCGTCGCTCCCGTGACGATTCCGCAATCTTCCCCGGTCCGTTCCGCAATCGCCTCCGCGATATGACGGCAATGTTCCACGCTGGAGGCGAACAGCAGCACCTTTTTCCGATCCGCCGTAAACTCCGCGATTTCCCGGCATGCTGCATTTACCAGCCGGTCATTGTCCATCGCTTTCGCCACTTCGTCCGGCAGGAATTCCCCTCCCCTTACGTGGAGTCCGTCCAGATCCGCTTTCTGTTTTCCGTTTTTGGATTTCAGTTTTGAGAGATACCCGGCGACGATCAGTTCCCGGACTCCGATTTCACAGCAAACTTCATTCAGCAGATTTTCTTTTTTGCAGATCAGTCCGCCTTTCAGCCGGTATGGCGTCGCGGTCATCCCGATCAGCCGGATCGCCGGATTGATTTTTTTCAGTCCGTCAAGACACGTCCGGTACATCCCGTCTCCTTCGGGCGGGATCAGATGCGCCTCATCAATCAGGACAAGGTCGAAATGTCCGAGATCCTCCGCCTTGTTGTAAACGGATTGTATCCCTGCAACAATGACTTTCTCCTCCGTATCCCGTGAGTTGAGCCCTGCGGAATAGATACCGATTTTCACCTCCGGACAGAGCGCGGCGATTTTCGCCGCATTCTGTTCCAGCAGTTCTTTGACGTGAGCGAGGATCAGACACCGCCCTCCCCAGATCGTCACGGCGTCCGTCACGATTTTAGCGATCACGATGCTTTTCCCTGCTCCGGTCGGCAGGACCACACACGGATTTCCATCCGATTTCCGGAGATAATCATATACCGCATTGACGGCTTGCTGCTGATAGCCCCGTAATTCCACTTTGATTCCTTTCTTCTTTTTTTTCAGCGCGTAAGGTGCAGGTCGCCGACCTGCCGCGGAGTTTGAGGGCGCGGAGCCCTCATGCTCTTTTCTCCCTCCGGCGCTCTATCTCCGTCCTGCTTGTCCAACTCGTCCGTCCCTTCCGTCCGACAAGTCTTTCCCTGCTTGCGGGCTCACGCTGTGAGCTTTTTGATCTTCACATAAATCATACCGTCCGGCGGCATCGGCTCCCGTTTTTCCGCGCATATCCTTATAATCATACTGTCATCCTCGATACATCCGGCTCCGGTCAGACTGTCGAACAGGCATTTGAAGAGATTGTCAAGATCCCGTTTTCTCCGGTCGGGCGGATAAAAATCCATTTGAACTTCAACGTTCCCGAATACTTTTTCCTGCCCGCTCCTCTGAAATTTCTGCTTGACCAGTTCCTGATATTTCCGTCCGTCGGCGCTGATGATCGGGAACTTCCCGGCAAACCTCCGGTAGCGGTTTTCGGACACCGCCACCGGAAGCTCCAATTCGATTACTTCGCCGCCCACGGCGCGCGCCCTGCCGGTTGTGCGGAAGCATAGGGATTCTGTCCCTGCTTCGGCGCAGGCTGCGGATAACTTCCGGTCATCCGCGCCGCATACCCCTTGATGATGTTCTGCGGTTCTCCATACTGATCGGTTGCAATTTTCACAACGATCGTAAGAGGCAGATTGTGCAGTTCAACGGAATCTCCCAGCTGCATGACATTGACGGCGTGACAGATTGCGGAAAGTTCCTTTCTGGCAATATCAACCGCCTGCTGGTTCGGGTTGTTGAGATTGAGATTCGCCCAGAGCTTCCGCCCCTTGTATTCTCCCTCGATCACCTCGAATTCGAGCTTGAGATATTGTCCTGTTCCGCTTTTGGTTGTTTTCATTTCGCTTTCGGTGATGACCGCCTGGTATTTTCCGGCGGGGATGGTTTCGTAAACCGAGGATGGTTCCACTTCGTTCGCGTTAAAATTGACACTTGCCATGATATTATGCTCCTGTTCCGTTTTTGTAATTTTCCTGCCACGCATTGAGAAACGCGTCCCATTCGAGAGGGAGTTCCTGCGGCAGGGAGAATCTGTTTTTTGCGATATACGGGAGATTGTCTCCCCCGATCGTGTGCATGATCCGTTCTCCGCCTCCGGTTCCGACGCTGACCGTCCGCGTTGCCGTTTTGTTAAACCCGGCATCCTCTTTCTGGACCCGGACTTTCCGGGTTGCGAAAAATACGCCGTCCGTCCATTCGGAGATCATTTTCCACGCTTTTTCATAGAGCCGCGGCTGGAACTGGTCAAAGGTTCCGATTTGCGGATTGATGACCTGTCTTACGTCGCTGTGCCCGATCAGGATGACGCTCATATTCCGCCGCTCCCGGATCGCGGACAGCAGATCGAGAATTTCCCCCCATTTGTTCGTGTATTCCGTGTATCCTCGCCCGAATCCTCCGTTTGCGCTCTGAATCGTTTCGACTCCGTAGCGTTCGCAGATATAGCGGAACAGCATCCGTTCCGTTGCGGAGATGGAATCCACCGCCAGCGTTTCGAATTCGTGTTCTTCATTCAGAACGGCTTTCAGCGTATCCAGAAATTCCGGATATGTTTTGACAATCGGGAATTTCGCGCAGTCGATTTCATTCAGCCCGTCCTCGGTCGGGATGAATACCGTTTTCGGCGCTTTTGCGGCGAAGGTCGATTTTCCGACGCCCTCCTGTCCATACAGGAGGATAATCGGCGGTTTCGGAGTTTTGCCCCGTAAAATGTTTTCCATCAAACCCATGATAAAAATTCCTTTCAGATGTTGTAGGTCAAGATTCTTTTCTGCTCAAATCCGGTCGGGAATATTCCCTTCTCCCGGCATTCATTCAGGCGGAAGATCGCCGCCTCGTTGATCCGTGACGCCGCTTCCAGCTCCACGGCCGGAATCTGCCATACGCCGCATACGGCGGAATCCGTCTTGTCCACGGCGATGATGTGGACCGGATAAAACACTCCGCTCGCCGCCTGCAGGACGGCCTGATAAAAAGCCATCTGAAGGATGTATCCGTATTTTCGCGCGTCAACTTCGAAAAGTTCAATATTCGCACATGTTTTCAGATCCACGATCCCGATGTCTTTCCGGAAATAATCCATTCGGATTTGACACGGAATCCCGGAATAAAACGCCCGGACGACGCCTTCCGCGACACCTTCTTCCGATTCATACCGCGTCAGGTGCGGCGCTGCGGGATGCGTTGCCACACTGTTCGCCATGGTCCGGATTTTATCATAATCCGACGTTGTGACGACATCGCCTTTCTGGACGGACAGCCAGTCCTGATATGCTTTCGTCTCTTTTCCGTAAGGCTTTCCGGTCCGGTCATTGACCGGTCCGTCCGATACGGTGTAGCATCGCTCGAATTCGTCTTCTCCCTCCAGAATCAACTTATGAGCCGCCCGTCCGAAGGCGTATTCCGCCTTGTCGGATTCCTGCGTTTTCCCCAGCAGTTTTTCCTGATAGCGGAACGGAGATTTCCGGAATTCCGCGAGCATGTGACTGGAGAGATATTCCCCTGCCGCGCTTCTGGCGTGATACTTCGCCTCATCTTCCCGGATGATAAAATCAAACGGATTCATTGGATGCCCCCAGCAGTTTCGCGTCGATCACTTCTTCGCCTTTGATGAACTCATATAGATCAAAAACCGTTTCGCAGTCGACGACCAGCAGAAAATCCGTCTTTTCGGGATTGTATTCCACCAGATTATTCTCCGTTCCGGAAACCAGTTGTTTGAATTCATTTTTCCGCTGTTCCTCCTGGAATTTCAGGAACGGCACAAGCGGCACCCGTTTCCGGTTCCGGAACGTGAAGAAATGTTCCTCGCGATTGGCGCCCAGTCCGTTGATGAAAAGA